GCGGACAAGACTTGGAGTTTTCAGGGAATTTATAATCCTCATAGTTGCCATAATTACCGCTGCCAGTTGCTTTGATGTAAACGCCGTCCACGCCCTGCGCCTGCGCCTTACTCCAGTCAAATACCCCGTTCCATTTCGATATGTCAATAAAAATCATCCCAACCTCCACCAACAAGCAAATCCACCACCTAAACATGTCATTCGTTACTCCATAAGGTAAAATCACCACCCGCAAGAAACGTATACGGAATAATAATCAGATTCCCCCCAAGAACGACTTTACCCACATCATCTTCTCTGAAATAAGCCCCCATTGAAGCATCGCCGCACTCCCTGTACCCAACTTTGGAGCTGCCGCTGTTATAACTGTAAGTGAATGCCGTAGAGTCATCTTCTCGTATCTTGTTATCGTTGCCGTCTGTTTTCTGAATTGCAATCGCCAGTGATTCTGTTGTTGCATCAAGGGTAATAAGTCCGTTTCCGGTTCGTGTTCCAGACGCGCTTTCTTGTATAGCGTTCTGGATGCAGAAAAAATATCCCGTTACCCCGCCGCCCAAAGTTAAATTGCCGACGGTCGGGCGCCATAATTTTTTGATTGAGCAGACCGTTGTCTGGTTGACAATAGCTGTCATAGTCACGCCTTCAAGCGTGGCAGTTGGGTTACCAAAAAAACAGCCGATAACCAAGTCGGTGTTTGCGGGAACCGTCAAATCCGCGCCGTCCAAAACCGTACTGAAACTTAATCTAGTTGGATAAGCCATCAACCCACCGTGTAAAGTATTTGTAGGAAAATGTCGACAATATCCACGTGCGGACTGGAATCAAATTGCAGGTAGACAAACTTCCCGGCGGGTATAGTGGCATCTGTGAACGCGCTGGTTTTGGTAAGCGCCCCGCTTGTTGTGTCCAGGGCGTTCACCACTGCGGCGTTGGCTAAACTGGCGGTAAAAATATCATCAGCGAATTTCAGATCCGCAGCGAGTTCAGCGCCCGCGCTTGCCGTATTCAGCCTGACAATTATCGAAGTGATGGTGATTGCGGCGTTTGTGTATCCAATAGGCAATTGAGCCCGTAATGCATATTTAGCCTGTGGATTGCTAATTGTCCCTTCCCACTTTTTCGTATCAAGTCCCAACAGCGTCTGTGTCTCCGCCAGCGTTTTAGCCGTCAGCCCATCCGAGCCGTCACCAACCATGAACCCGTTGGCGGGTAACCCTACGAATTCGTGTTCATCATTCCAGTCTGACGGCAAAATGTCATAGTTGGGGTCGTCCGCTATGATTGATACTTTTGGATGTGTTATTCCTGCCATTGTTTACCTCTTAATAAAATAGCCCGCTCTCGGATTGAGAACGGGCGTGTATACGGCGGTTCAGGTTAGGTTGTCGGGCGCTTTCGCGGCGGACTGTGTCTTGTGATTATCTCAAATAGGTTTCACCCACACCAACTGGACTTCCGGCTGGCACCCCCACTGCCCCTGAACACGGGTCAACAATCGTATTCCCTGCGGCTAATGTCGCGCCGTCAAAGGCTTGTAATCCAGCCGCGCCTTTGAGGAATGGGCAGAATACTAATCCGTTGCGTATATTGTCGCGCCCGCGTGCGGAGTACATTTGTGCAGCTTCGGCAGCGGTGAGAATGCGGTTGTAGACGCGAATGTCACGGATAATGCCATCAAAGCGGGTATTACTGTCGCCTGTAACGCCGTTGCCAAATTTAGTGATTGGCGTAGTTGTTGATTTGTCAATCAGTGTGCCTGATGGTGCAGCAATCTCTGTTAACGTCACGGAAGAACCATTGACATAAAAGATTGGGTTGTTGGCGGTAGATGAACTGTCATAGGTAATACACACCAAATATTCTGTTGCAGTAGACAGTGCCGCGTCTGAATCCCAGGCGGCCGCGCCACCAGTCCACATTGGAACAAATCTTATTTTTCCAGATGGAAGCAGGATATTATAACCGCCATCAGTAAGGTCATCACTAATAGCCGTGTTTATATTGAAAAGATGTCCAAAACTGGTATTTGATTCTATCTTAAACCAGCTACAGATTGACCTTGTACCTAAACCTTCAAGCGCGGTTACCTCGCCAAAACTTATGTTTTGATCGCCAGTCGATGCTTCAAAATCAATCGCCATTGAGTCCGCCTTCTGTGTGCCGAGAAGCAACGCCCCCACTACCAGCACCGCAATGATTAGCCACATTACATATTCCCGTTTCATTTGTTCTCTCCTCAATTAGGCAGAATTGCCTATTTACAGAGTATATCCGTATTATTAGAATTGTGTTAACGTTGTGTATAATCACTGCTCACACCTGTATAATAAAAGTTTAATCATTTAACTTTATGTTCAACTCATATTTTTTGATTATCGCTTTGATAATCATTATGAGTGCCCTCACAACGATGCTTGCTAAATCCTGGTCGGTCATGCGCTCACCTGAATGTTGATCAGGCTCATGTTGAAATCACCGGCCGCGTCATCCGCGCTCACGTCCCTAAACACGTTCATGCAAACCCAATCACCAACCGCTACACTGTCGCCATTGGTCAGGGTTATGGTGTCGTCAAATTCTGTTCCCGCGTCATCCGGTACGGTCTTCGTTGCGGTGTTCACGGTATCAAATACCTTAGCCGTCACGCCAGTATCCCCGGGACTTACCGCTGCGAGTTGTACCGCGATGCACACGGTCTTACTGGTATTAGCCCCCGCCATGTACCCGGCATAATGTAAATACAGCGTGGTCGATGGTGCCCGGAATACCCACATCCTGCCTTCATCCGTTGTGTCATCAAATGATAGTATCGGTATGATAGGCTTTATTGTCCCCGCCCCGCTTGATTCCACAAATGACAACGGCGCTGCCTGCAACCCTGATAATGGCGGGAGTGACGACAATATGTTCACGTCATTACCGCTGCCAAGTGCCAGCACGTCCGCTGCTAAAATGTCTTGTCCTGTTGCTATTGTCATTGTTTACCTCAAAAGTAGTTCGTAGTCGAAAGTGAGATCATTAAGACCTGCGCTGTTGTCCTCACTCTGTGTAAAGTGAGAGAACAGCGTGCCTGAATTCGCCGTGCCAGTCGCGCCGTTGCCAAATATGCCACCCTCTTTGATGTTGAATGTGCTTTGTGCTGCGGTGTAAAATACACTGATAACCACACTCACACTTGACCTTGCAATAGACGTGAATGCTTTACGAGCCGCCTCAGTCCCTAATTGCGTATCACCTGCTGCGGGCGCGGTTGTGCTGGTTCCAATGGCGTGATAGTTCAATCCCGTTCTACTCTCACCAACAAGGAAGTCCGCTACCAGTACCTTCCCGGCGGTGACAACCAGGTTATCGACAATATTCTCATGCACACAGAAGCCCGCGTGTTTTGCGAATTGCACCGCGTCCTGTAGTGTCATTCCGGAAGACATTAGATAGGGAATGACCCCTGCTCGGAATGCCCTCACGGTAGAACGTCCTTTGAATTTCAAGTTATCCATATCTAGCCCCATTTCGCAAAGCCCCATGTACAGCCGTCATCCCACTTGTAACTTCCGGTGTGGGTGGATACGGTATTGACGTCCTCAAATAATTCCAACTCTTCAGCATCCGTTATGAGGACATCTGTTACTTCATCTTCACGGTACGGCATTCCAGGATTGGCAGCGCGTTTCAATGCCAGGAGAACATCAACCAGATCGGGGTTGTAATTCCCCGCTTCTACAGACACTTCCACCGCCCCGGCTATGCCTATGTCTGTACTCACTTTTTGAATCAAATAAGATGTGTCAATATCCAACGCGTCATTTTTCATTCCCACTGTCATACCCGCGCGGAGCCGTCTCTTTTGGCAGTACCATGAGTAGTATTGTTTTCCTAGCGCGGATTCGATCAATAACTGGTTGCCTTTCAACCTGGCAACCGTTTTGTCTACAATGGAACTGTCGGTGTAAACGTAGTAAATCTCGCGCCCGTAAAGGTCGATGGATGCCTGGTTTCTTGCCCGTGTCCTCAGTGGGATTTCATACTGCCCGGTTAGTTTCACGGCGTTTGTCAGCGCTGGCCACACAGCGGTTTGTTCGATCACCGCTTCTTGGAAGTAGTAAAGCACGTCATCAGCGTCAACAAGTTCACCGATGTACCCGACTTTCACGGTCATGGGGGTCCAAACGGGAACGCCCTCTGTACCGTCATTTCGCCATATCTGTACGGATGTTTCACCGTCCGGAGCCTGGTATTTGAACGGTAGGGAAATTCGGTTATGTTGCCCTGTACCCGGGAGGTATATCGTTTCATCGGCGGAGCGGTAGTTACCACCAACAACCTCAACCACGTTGAATGTACCCGAACCGTCGTCTGTCTTTACCAGCCCATAATAAGGGAACGTGGTTAGCAAATCCGGTGTGTCTGAAAAACTATAAGGTGCCGCGCTATCCTCTGATTTGAAATAATGTAACTTCTTGTCATAATCCACATACCAGTCAGCACCCGTTAGTCCGCAGATGAAATCAAGCGCGTCTTTCAGCGTCTTTCGGCTAAATTGCACATTGGCAAGGGTGCTTAGACTGGATACATACGTTACCGAGTTTATCTCTGGAAGGTAATCAGTGAACAAGTCATTGATGATATAAGCGTCTGTTTTACTGGAATACTTAGTCGCCTGTACAACCACAGTTTCCAGTAGTTTTGAGTAATCGACACATGAGATTGAGTAATCCAGGTCATAGGTTAATGCGGATTCGGTTGGTTCAACCCGCGTGATCAACCCCGCGAATATCCGTTGTGCG